AGACTACTGAGGAAGCTAATACTGCAAAAGCATTAGTAGAGAAATCAGGTTTTGACTTTGATGAACTCACCACGGAGTATACAAATCATGGGTTTTTATCTGAGGAAAGTATAGCAAGCTTAGTAGAAGGTGGTATTCCTGAAGCAACTGTAGAGAGTTATCTTGCAGGACAGGAAGCCCTAGCAGCTCAGTGGGAAAATGAAGCTAAAAGTATAGCAGGTGGTAAAGAAGCTTATGCTACTATGATTACTTGGGCTAGTAAAACACTAGCACCTGAAGAAATTAAAGCATATGATACTGCTGTTAATAACAGAGATATTGATCAAGTTAAATTAGCAGTATCAGGACTTAAAGCTAAGTATGAAGATTCAAATGGTAGAGAGCCTACACTACTGGGAGGTACGACAGGCGGCAATACAAGTGCGGGTGGTTATGCAAGTAGACAAGAAATGGTCAAAGCTATGTCAGACCCAAGGTACGGACAAGACCCTTCATATAGGGCAGCGGTAGCAAACAAAGTAGGGAAGACTACCGCCTTCTAGTTGATACGACTTCATATAGGGTATGTCGCTAACTGCCCCTAACTAATTTCTAGTAGTAAAACACAAGCTAATGCCCGACTGAGGTTGGATAACATTGTGTGATGGTTTTATAAATAGAAGAAGCAGTAAAACTATTTATTTAATTTATAAGGAAATATATTATGGCAGCAGCAACACCCTTAAGATCGGGTCAGGTTAATGGATCAGGCGCAACAGATGCCCTATTCCTAAAAGTATTTGGTGGTGAAGTTTTAACCGCCTTTGAACAATCACAGGTCGTAGTAGATAAACATACAGTACGACAAATTTCTAATGGTAAATCAGCACAGTTTCCTGCAACTTGGAAAGTTAGTGCAGCCTACCATACTCCAGGAGCTGAAATCTTAGGCCAAACGTCTAATGTTAATGAACGGGTTATCGCTATTGATGATCAGTTGATTGCTTCAGTAGCTATCCCATCAATTGATGAAGCTATGAACCACTACGATTATCGTTCTATTTATTCTAAGGAATGTGGTATCGAACTGGCTAATACGTGGGACAGAAACGTACTACAAGTGGGTGTCAATGCAGCCCGCGCTTCAGCTACTGTCACTGGTGGTGACGGTGGAACTGTTCTAACATCATCTGGTACTCTGTATCGTACATCCTCTAGCGATCTAGCTGCAGGCATATACTCAGGTATTCAGGCAATGGATGAAAAGAACAATCCTGATGCTGATGGACGTAACTGCTTTATGCGCCCTGCTCAGTACTACTTACTTGCACAAGATAAGACTCTGTATAACACAGATTATGCAGCAGGTAATGGTAACTTTAAGGATGGTGCAGTATTCCAGATCGGTGGAGCTAAATTGGTTAAGACCAACAACTTCCCAATCACGAACATTGCAGCAGGTCCTGCTACATACCAAGGTAACTTTGCACTAACCGTTGGACTACTCATGTCCACACGTGCAGTTGGTACTGTTAAGTTGTTAGACCTAGCTCAAGAAATGTCTTGGGATATGCGTAGGCAAGTAACATTGATTCTTGCTAAGTATGCTATTGGTCATGGTATACTACGCCCTGAAGCAGCAGTTGAGTTGAAAACTACTTCTTAAGTAGTAGTGTAATACAAAAGGGGGATTAGTGGTTTAACTACTAATTCCCTTTTTTCATAAAATTAATATAATAAGGAAAACATTATGAGCCATGCTGTCCTCACCACAGAGCTAGAGGCAATCAACACAATGTTGGATGCCGCAGGTGAATCACCAGTAAGCACATTGGAAACTTCGGGTTTAGCCGATGTAGCTGAATGTAAATTAGTATTAGACCAAGTGCTACGCTCTGCACTAGAGGTAGGATGGACTTTTAATAAAGAAGAAGATTGGGATATAGTTCCTGATGTTGATGGTTTTATTAATTTACCCGTTAACTGCTTAAGTTTTGACGTTGAGCGTAACTCAAGCAAATCAAATAGTGCAGATACGATACAGCGTGGGCTACGCTTATATGATAAGAAGAATCATACGTATGTATTTACAGAAACAATCACAGGTGAGATAGTAATACTATTACACTGGGAAGAATTACCACAAGCAGCACGTTCATACATTATGATCAAGGCCGCACGTATATACCAAACAAGAGCTTTAGGCTCGGATACTCTACACAAGTTTTCTGAACAGCAAGAGCTGAATGCCTATGCAGCCCTTAGAAGGGCGCAAGCTAAGAAAACGGATGGTAGTTTCTTTAAGGATAGTTGGTCGGTATCATCCGTCCTCTATAGATAACTATGGCATTAGTTAACGGAGTTATATCAAATTTATATAATGGGGTATCACAACAACCCGATCCCCTACGCCACCCTTCACAGTGTACACAGCAGGATAACGCTTACCCTACTATTGCTACAGGGTTAAGAAAGCGACCTGCCTTTCATCACATAGCTAAGATAAAGAATTCTATAGCTGCTGATGCTTTTACACATTTGATTAACAGAGACGAAAGTGAGAGATATATTGTAGTAATATTAGATGGTGACTTAGAGGTTTATAGTTTGGCGGGGGTACAGCAGACAGTAACATTTCCAAATGGAAAAGGTTATCTAAGTGCCGCTACACCACGCACATCTTTTAGTGTAGTAACCGTAGCGGATTACACTTTTATTGTTAATAAGACTGTAACAGCACTTATGGATACCACCACTTCTGGTGCTGCCTCACTTGGATCTAAACAGAAGTTTAGTGAATTACCAACTACAGGTAATGTAACAGGTCACATATGGAAAATAGAGGGTGATGATACTCAGCGTTTTGATGACTACTATGTTAGGTATGATGCTACTGGAGTTTGGGTTGAAACAATAGCCCCTAGTCAAGAAACAATAATAGATAAAACTACTATGCCGTACACTCTAGTACGTAATTCTAATGGAACATTCACGTTTTCTTATCAAGTTTGGAATGATAGATTAGTAGGTAGTTCCATATCTAATAAAAGTCCTTCATTTATTGGACAGAAAATACAAGGTATCTTCTTCCATAGAAACCGTTTAGGATTCCATGCAGGTGAATCTATAGTAATGTCTAGGGCAGGATTATATTTTAACTTTTGGTCTAAAACAACTACCGCTGTACTAGACGATGATCCAGTGGACATACAGGTAAGTCACACTAAGGTCTCAATATTGAGGCATGTGATACCTTTTGATAAGACTCTGTTACTCTTCTCTGATCAGACTCAGTTTCAGCTAACTGCTACAGAAAGCTTAACACCTAAGACTGTTTCTACAGAAGTTGTAACGGAGTTTGAATCAACAAAGGAATGCTCCCCTGTAGGTTTAGGAAATTCAGTTTACTTTGCCTCTGATAAAGGTACAGCTTCCTCTATTCGAGAGTACTTTGTAGACGAAACTACAATTACCAATGATGCTGCAGATGTAACAGCTCACGCGCCTTCATATATACCACCGAATCTGTATCAACTGGAAGCTAGTTCCACTGAAGATTTAGTAGTAGCTCTATCTACAAGTGTACGTAATACTATCTACATATATAAAGTATACTGGAATGGACAAGAGAAAGCTCAGTCATCTTGGGGTAGATACTTATTCAATGAAACGGATACCGTATTACACGTAGGTTTTATTAACTCAACATTGTATGCAGTTATACAGAGGGCTGATGGTATATACCTAGAGAAAACCAATTTACAGGAAGGCTTTAAAGATACAGGTTTTACCCACCAGATACTATTAGATCGACAAGTAACCTTAACAGGTGCATATAATTCAGTTACTAATGTAACTACGTGGACTCTACCCTATGCTGATGCAGGAGATTTTAGTGTAATACGTGGGTCAGGTTGGTCCTCTGCAGCGGGGGGTATAGTAAGCAGTACACATAGTATTAGTTCTTCAACAATTGAGGCTGTAGGTAACTTCTCAACTTATCCTTGTATCATAGGGAGAAAGTATGATCTTCGCTATAGATTTTCCGAGCAGTCAGTGAGAGATACGAAAGGTATTGCTATTCAGTCTGCTAACTTTGTTATAAAGAATATGTCTGTAGCTTACTCTAACTCTGGTTTCTTCAAGATAGAAGTTACTCCGAGGGCTAGAGGTACATATACTTATAAATTTACTGGGGGTATCTTAGGAGACCTAAGTGCTACTATAGGTAAGGTAAGTATAAGCTCTGGTTCATTTAAGTTTCCTGTAAGGACTAAGAGTCTTGGGGCTACAATAGATATAGTAAGTGATTCACACCTTCCTTGTATTTTGCAAAGTGCAGAATGGGTTGGTGAATTTGTAAAACATTCTACAAGGGTATAAATATGATAAGTTATCGTCCTGCTGTAGCGGCAGATGTAACGGAAATACTGCCTAACCTTCGTGCCAATGATATAGAAGAATTATTATTATCATCAGGACCAGAGTATGGTTCTTCTTTGGTAAAGTCTATAGAATTATGTCAAGGGGATGCAGAAGCTGCTATTGATATGGATGGTAACGTCATAGCTATTCTCGGTTGTTGTGTAAGTAGTACAGAGGTAGGTGTACCTTTTATGGTGTGTAGTGATGAAGTTAAAAAATATCCTAAGAACGTAATAAAGGATGCGAAAGCCCGAACATTAAGATGGAGTAATAAGTACCCAATGTTAATCAATATGGTGTACGCAGGTAATGTAAAAACAATTAAGTGGTTGAAGCACGTAGGCTATACTATCGGTGAAATAGATGAACACTGGGGTTATGCTAATGCGCCCTTCCACGCATTTTATAGGATAAAAGAATATGTGTGATGGAGGTGTATTTTCCGTACCAATCGCTTTAGCTATAGCTAGTGCTGCAGCAAGTACAATGCAAACTATGTCAACAGCTAAGAAGGCGCAAAAGTCCGAGGATCAAAATTTTATTAATGCTTCAAAGACGGCAAATCTAGCTAATGAGGAAACTGATAGAAAAGCTATTGAGGAGAAATCAGCTAGAACAAAAGAAGGCATGTTGGAACGAAGTAGATTAGCTGTTCTTCAGGGGGAATCTGGTTTAACAGGAAACTCTTTTGATAGAACAGAGACAGAGAGTATGTTTAACCTTGGTACGGATATTGCTTCTATTGAGTCTAATCGTGATTCAAAAGCCAAACAGCAGCATCTCCAAAGTAAAGGTCTCTTAGCTAAATCTAAATCTAGGAGGAATGCAATAACTAAACCAGATTTTATTGGTGCAGGTTTAAGCATAGCAGGAGCAGGAGTGGATGCTTGGTCAACCTCTAAGAAGGGTGGAAGTAACCCTTTTACAGCCAAATAATTCTAAGGATATAGCATGCCAAAAACTAAACAAACAGCAGTAAGGAGACAGCAAACTATTACTCCTATCTCAAAACCACAGATACAGGGGGAGTTTGCAAGTCCTGTAGACCTTTATGTAGAGCCAGAAAAGGATGCTAATATAGAGGGTTTAATAAAAGGTTTGGGTGAACTTAATCCTAAACTAAATAATTTCTTTTATCAAAGCGCACGTAAAGATAGAAGAGAGGGCAAGAAGGAAGGGAAGGCAGATTTCCTAGCAGGAAAACCTTTAGACCCAAATGCAAGTGCGTTCAAAATTGAAGCTTACCAAACCCAAAAAGGAATTGTGGAAGGGACTGCGTATGGGGAAGAACTGTACACAAAGTGGAAAGGTAGTGATGCAGGGGAAGACCCTAGTGGTTGGTTGGATGACGATATTTCAGCAGAAATTAAAGGGAATGAAAATAAGTCCTATGTACAAGGTTTTGCCCAATACGCACATGTAACTAAAGCTAAAATTCAAGGTGAGTATAATCAGTATGTGCGTGAGCAAATCTCCACTAAGGTAATAAGCACTGCCACGCAGCGTTTGCAGGAAAGTTTTGAGTTTAATGGTAGAAGGTTTACAGTGGAAAGCATAGAGCAAGGTAGAGTAGCAGCAGGTGCAATGGGTATCTCTAACTCAGATTATAATACTATGTTATTTACAGTAGCAAACAATAGTGGGCTAAATGGTAACTTTAAGGCATATGATTCTCTTAAGGAAAATCGTTCTGATGGTACGCCTGGAATGTATCACATACCTTCTTGGAAGGATAAGATTGATAGAGCGATAATTGCATCTGAGAAGATATTTGTGAATGCAACTAAGGGGGAGATGGCGGCTGAACATGCCCAAGAAAAACTTGAGGTAGATGCGGCTATAGAAGATATATCTCAACTACCTTTTGAAGAGAGAGGGCCTGCAGTCGCAGCTTACCTTGATTCTGATTTCAAATTTATGTCTAATAGAAATCATGTAACGGCCCTTTTAACTAAGCCAAGCATGGACGATCCTGGTGACCCAGAGGCTGAGAGAGAGATCACTAAAGACATCCTTACTGGTAATGGGGGTGGTTGGGATGCAAACAAAATATTTGATAAGGGAACTGGGATGTCAGTTGAGGAAGCAACTAGGGTTCATAATACTTTTGTTGCTGCAGGTAAACGTGATGCAGAGGGGAAAACGGACGCGGTTTATGGAATATATAAACAAGATGAGTTTAAGCATTTAGAAAAACAATTGGGTAAAGAACTTAAACCGAAGTTAGGTGTATTAGAAAAGCTTACGGATTTACAACAGACGAATATAGGTATTGCGAATAGTATGGTAGATGACTTTTTTAAGTATGCTAAAGGGAAAAAGCCAGAAGAGCTTCGTTCTCTTTTCGCTGAGATTAGGCAACGGGGAAAGGAGTTACAGAGGGAGGCGAAGGAGGATAATGAAACAGGGGAGAAGGATTTTGATCACTCAAGTATAAAGTATAGGAGTGCAGCCCAGATGCTTAAGTCTCAAGTAGCACTGGAAAAGAGGGGCTACCCCGTTCTATCTACATTTGAGATAGAGAACCACAGAAAATACTTTAAATGGTTGAAGAGCAAAAAACCACAACAAAAAGATAAGAATATAAAATAAACAAAGGAAACAGGAATGCTTACACTTGATGATGA